AATAAATGCTCCTGAATCTCTCACAGAGTATTGGCAAGAGCACTGTGCCTCACTTTCTTACCTACATCAAAGAGATAAAATAAAACAATTTAGGATAGCAGAAATAAGAGACAATTCAAGACCAGCCGAATCATTAAAAGAAAAGATAGCATACGCAACAAATACTAGCTTATATGTAGATCGAAAAATCTATAACAAAAAAACTTTGCTAGAGGCAATTATTGAACTCGATGATTTGCCTGCTCTTTGTCCCTTTAGCGGAGATTTGAATTCAAAAGAAGAAGTCATGATAATATACGATTGGTTACAAATATTTCAATCAGTTGGAATTACAAAAGACAATATTTCTTTTGGCTTTCAATTTGAAAATCCACTTCCTATTGATACTGATCCCGAAATAGAGCAATTTCCAACTCTAGATTTCATATATGGGCAGGAAACACCAAAAGAAGTAAGAAAAAAAATCTATGAGAGTTGGAAAGAACTTTATGATCTAAGTATGAGTAACAAAAAAATTAGTTCTGCAACAAAAATCATATTTGTACGAAATAAAATACCAAGAGCGTTTTTAAAATCTGGTATTAAGCCTAAGATAGCATTCATGCTGCAGGACACCCCAATGTGGGCCATGAGCACCAACGCTTTAGATAAGCTGGTTGAACGTTTGCCAAAAAAGTTGTACTATATGACTCAGATGCCATCTGACAAAATACAATCTATATGAGTTCGTGTAAATTGATTATAAAAGACGAAGTAAACGTCAAATTTGAAAATCTTTCCCTGGATCATAGGAAACATCTCAGTAATAAATTTAAATTTGAAATTCCGTACGCTAGACACTTGCCAGCGGTCAAGTTAGGCAGATGGGATGGCAAGGTCAGTTTTTTTGGCCTTGGTGGAAACACGTACCTGGCTTTGGTTGGAGAAATATTACCTATATTAGAAGATGCCGGGGTTTACGTAGAATTAGAAGATCAAAGAACTCACCATAACTTTGAATTTAAGTTGATAGATGAGAAATATCTATCCGATATACAATGGCCCAAGAGTCATCCATGTGCGGGTCAACCCATAGTACTACGAGATTATCAAGTTGAAACTATAAACAAGTTCTTAGGTAATCCTCAATGTATACAAGAGATAGCCACCGGGGCAGGCAAGACAATCATCACGGCGGCGCTGTGTCGCTTGGTTGAAAATTATGGACGTACATTAACTATTGTCCCTAACAAAAGTTTAGTGACACAGACCGAAGATGACTTTTTAGCTTGTAATTTGGATGTTGGAGTGTATTACGGTGATAGGAAAGAGTTAGGAAGACAAAATACTATTGCGACTTGGCAATCATTAAACATATTAGAAAAGAAAAGCAGAGACGATGAGACTACTGCGTTCCTCGAGGCAATCGAAAATATCAACACTGTGATAGTGGACGAGGTCCACATGGCCAAGGCAGATGTATTAAAAAGAATGCTTACAGGGCCATTTGCAAAATGTGGAATCCGTTGGGGACTCACAGGTACAGTGCCCAAAGCCGATTATGAATTTTTTGGATTGAAGTGCAGTATCGGCGACGTAGCAAATAGAATAGCGGCGAAAGAATTACAAGACAAAGGAGTATTAGCGAACTGCAATGTTAATATATTACAAACACAAGATCATCCGGAATTTAAAAATTATCAAGAAGAACTAAAATGGTTGACTACCGATGATACTAGGATGTCGTGGATAGCTAAAACTATAGGAGATATAGCAAGTACAGGCAACACAATGATACTTGTGGATAGAATATCTGCGGGTGAATTACTAGAGAAAAAGATACCGGGCAGCGTTTTCATATCTGGTTCTACAAAAAATATGGAAAGAAAAGAGCACTATGATGAAGTTTCTGTTGCACAACGCAAAGTTATTATTGCCACGTATGGAGTGGCATCCGTTGGCATCAACATACCTAGGATTTTTAATTTGGTATTGATAGAACCAGGAAAGAGCTTTGTTCGTGTGATACAGAGCATAGGCAGAGGCATAAGGAAAGCAGAAGATAAAGATCACGTAAACATATGGGATATCACTTCTAGTTGTAAATTTGCTAAAAGACATCTCGGGCAAAGGAAAAAGTTTTACAAAGAGGCCAATTACCCGTATAATATAGAAAAAATAGATTATGAAAATCCTTACATTAGAAAATAAGACATACGCACTAGAAAAGATACCAGAATATGTAGATGACAAATTAAGATTTGCGGTTCTAGATAATTCAAATCCAGCGGATCCAGATTATTTCTTTATACCTTTAATATTTTTGGAATCTTTCAATGCTCCGGCGGCGGTGTTACAAATAGGAAAATACAAAGTGCAGATGCCGTTAGATTGGAAAATGATAATAGGTGATCCTGAGCAGGGAGAGTTACACGTACTGCCGATTACCAGTTTGAATGATCGTGGCTTTTCTGCATTCATGTACAATCCGATCACAGGATCAAGGCCAGAATTTGCGGAGGTTGATATTGTCGACATATATCAAGAAGTAAAATGGTACTTTCCCAAGATCAAATCTGGACAGATACTTGCAGTCCCTTTAACGGAAAACGTTAATCCACCTTGTGCATATTTTGTAAAAGATATATCAAGACAATCTGAATTTTTAGAATATGGATCGGTATGGTAGGTAGAAAAAAAGATAATGTTGTGAAGATAGCGGCACCAGTATTAACAGTTCCCGATCAGCATGGCAACGAGATTCCTGTATTAATGGATCGACATTACATAGAAGATATATTGTCGCACGCCAAGAAGAAAAAATTAAGCATACTAGACTATCGTTTAAAGAAAAAGAACATAGAGATTGTGTTCAAAAATCCAAAACATGCGTCTGTGTTTGCACTAACGTGGAGTGATAATGAGTGAAAAGAAAAAATTTTTTGAACTAAGAAATAGCATGAAAGCTATAGATTTCCGTAACAAAGATTATTATGATCGCATAGACGAACATGAGAGATCTTTATACAGTCCTTATATGACAATGCGATATGCTTCTGCTATATCCGGAGACCGGTTCTATCAAGAACATTATGTAGAAATGGTCAATGAGTGCGTAAATAAAAATCTTTTTGAATTGAGCGGCAAACATAAAAAGTTATGTTGGCTCTTGACTGCAATGTGTGGCGGACTAAAACAACAGTTTCATCCTTGGATAAAACCAATGAAGAAGAACGTGAATAAATCCTTACAGACTTTGATGGAAATTTATCCCAATACAAAACAGTCAGATCTAGAAACATTAGATCAACTCATAACCGACAGCGAGCTCGAACAACTGCTTGAGGATCATGGAAAGCAATCTTAATACTTGCACGTTTTGCGGCAAGAGTTTTTCAAAAGAAAGAACTTTGCAGGTTCATGTGTGCGAACCAAAGCGTCGACATCTACAAAAGAGTGAGAAATGGGTGCAGAATGCTTTGATGGTTTTTCAGAGATTTTATCAAATACATCAAAATAGTGCAAAAGTAAAAACCTATGAGGATTTTTGTAAGAGTGCCTACTATAATGCATTTGTTAAGTTTGGTAGATATATCATGCATGTGAGTCCATTGTATCCGGACAAATATATTGATTACATTATAAAGTCTAGAATTAAATTAGATCATTGGGCACGAGATGATCTGTACGAAGCATATCTCATAGATATGTTGAAATCGGAACCTGTAGAGGCGGCTCTCACGAGATCCGTACAGACGATGATGGACTGGGCCGAAGAGCAAAGCGTGCAGTGGGCAGATTATTTCCGGTTGGTCAACACACCGAGAGCGGTTCAACACATACAAAGTGGTAAATTATCTCCGTGGTTGGTGCTTGGTTGTGTAGCCGGTAAAAAAATGCTACAATCTTTTACAGACGAGCAATTGCAGATGGTACAAAGATTTATCAATCCGGAATATTGGTCTAACAAATTTAAATCATCACCCGCAGATGCTATATTTGTGCAAGAGACAGCCAAGGAGGCAAAAATTGAGTGATAAAATTAAAATAGAAGAAGGTATAGACGTGGCCGATGGAGATTGTATTATAGTGATTAAAGAAAATGGATCTATTGGTGAGGTGATTCTACCAGAAGTTAATAATCCAGCACAAGGGAGTAAGGGATATAAACTGACTTTAGATGTATTAGAATTTATTGACAAAGAAAAAGGTGCATTGATAAGATCGGAAACCAATAGAAGGAAATATAATTAATGCCTGACGTAGATATAGATTTTGGAAATAGGGAGCAGGCATTGAAATTATTTAAACATGTGCCAGCGTCTATAATCAAGGAAGAAGAGATAGAGAAACATAAAACAGGAGTATACTTTCAAGAAGTACCTGTAGATCCAATGTCAAATTCGTGTAGTTTTGATTTCAAACTAGCAGAACAGCGTGGATATTTTAAAATAGATTTACTTAATGTGAATCTTTATGAGGGTATCACCACCGAACAACAATTAGTGGAATTGATGCTGGAAGAACCAGACTGGAACATGCTTAAAGATAAAACCATCGTGGATCAATTGTTTCACATCAATGGACACTTCGATATAGTTTTAAAATTAGAACCAAAGAACATAGAGCAACTGGCAGCAGTGTTGGCTATCATAAGACCAGCCAAGCGTCATCTCATGCACAAGTACTGGACTGAGATATTAAGGGAAGTTTGGTTGAGACCAAGCGATGACAGTTACTTTTTTAAGAAATCTCACGCCGTCGCATATGCCCAGGCGATTGTGGTGCAGATGAATTTTATTAGGAAAAAATAAATGGTTAGGATTAATTAGGTTGGTCTGCGCATCAGCTGTATGGTTCTGCGTTTGATCCTCTTCTTAGATATGTCTTCTAATCTCACTACAGGTCCATGCACTATGTTGATGTC